GCTTATTCTTGTGTATCTTACAATGGTGATATGATTATTCACTGTGGATCTAATCCTTCTGGACAAAATCTTACAGTTTATATTAATTGTATTGTCAATTCTCTATTGATGCGCAGTGCATATTATCATATGTATCCTGCCATGAATGGAAACCCAGAACCCTTTCGCCATAATGTAGCTGTTTCAGTTTATGGTGATGATGTTAAAGGTTCTGTTCGTAAGGGATGTGATTGGTTTAATCACATGTCTTATGCTGATTTCTTGAAAGAACGTGATATGGTATTTACCATGCCTGACAAGACTTCAGATCCTACTCCTTACATGACTGATGAAGATGCTGATTTTCTTAAGCGTCATAATCTATATTGTGAAGAAACCAAATTGATACATGGTGTATTAGATGAGAATTCTATTTTCAAATCTTTACATAGTGTCTTGAAATCCAAATCAGTTTCTCCTCTTGATCAAAGTGCTATGAACATTGACGGTGCACTCCGTGAATGGTGGCAATATGGTCGTGAGATGTATGAGAAACGTCGTGAGCAAATGAAAGATGTTGCTCTTCAAACTAACATTTCCCATATGTGTACAGAATTAGATGTCACATATGATGATAGAATGGAAATGTTCAATAAACGTTACGACTTATAGAGTTGTATACCAGTCCTGGGATGACTTTTAAAAGCAATCCAAACCCCGGAACTATTCGTGGTATAAGTTTAAAATAGTATTTATGTATTGGTTACCAAATTATATATAGTTTTCTTATTTGTTATATATGTTTAGGCTTTCATATCTCGTGACATTGCTCTTATAGCAATACCGGTATTTACCGGATTCTTCGTCAGTCAAATTAATGAGATGCAGACGCTGCTCTGAGCGGGGCAGCGATCCTAAGAATAATCGTTTACTACTCAACAACAACAAACTAATGACGATGGGGGCGCGTCTTTTAACGTCTCCAAAGCACCTTCGATGCTCAATTCGGAAAATGTCAACTTCGTTGACGGGGATACGCCGTGGTCCTATGATATCGCGGCTTCTGCTGATGAAACCACGAAACTTTCGGGGTTTTCGGATGCCGAACTTGGCGATTTCCTTAGTCGTCCGATTAAAATCCAAGATTTTCAATGGACTCCTAATACTCCGCTTGCGGTCACCAGGTTCAACCCATGGACTAACTTTTTTGGGAATTCTGATGTTCTTGATAAAATTAATCGTTACAGGAATCTTCGGTGTAATCTTCGGATGAAAATTCTTGTAAATGGAAATGCATTTTACTATGGACGTGCGTTACTTACGTATAATCCATATGTTGCTAATGATGAAGTTACAGTCAATCGGGCTTTCTTGCCTATAGATTTGATTCAAGCTTCTCAGAAGCCTCATTTGCTTTTAGATCCTACTACCTCGCAAGGTGGAGAGATGCTTTTGCCTTTTATTTGGCCAGAGAATTATCTTGACATCACGAAAGCGGGATGGCCTGATCTTATGGGTGAAGTAGACATCCATGATTTTGATGTTCTACAACATGCTAATGGCGGAATTGATCCTATTACCGTTGTTATTTTTGCATGGGCAGAAAATGTCACACTTGCTGTTCCTACTACAGCTGTTGCTCAAGCAGCAATTGAGGAAGGTGACTTGGATGAATTTGGTTTTCCTAAACCATATGTGAATCAGTCTGGTAAATCCAACAACACTAAAACAGTTGGTGAATTTGCTAAGGATGGTTTAATTAGTAAGCCTGCTTCTGCAGTGGCGAAAGCTGCAGATATGCTTGCTATGATTCCCGTTCTTGCACCTTATGCAAAAGCTACTTCACTTGTAGCTACTAAGATGGGAGAAGTTGCTCGTATTTTTGGATATTCTCGTCCACAAGTACTTGTTGACACTCATAGTTATGTTCCACGTTATCTTGGTAATTTGGCAAATTCTGATGCGCCAGAAAATCTTATAAAATTATCACTAGATTCTAAAAATGAATTGTCTATTGACACTCGTATTATGGGTCTTGGTGGTGAAGATGAACTTACTATCAATTCTATTTGTCAACGTTGGTCTTTTTGGAGACAATTTGACTGGCCTGAATCAGCAACTACTGATTCATTACTTACTTCTATTGTAG